GAGAAAGAGCGCCAAGCCCGTCAGGAATTGGAAAATCGGATCAAGGAACTGGAAGCCAAGGCGAACCCGCCTCAACCGGCTGACCCAGATCCCAAACCCGATCCTAGCCAGTTCAATGACGCGCTGGAATATGCAGAGGCTCTGGCCGAGTGGACTACTGACAAGAAGTTGCGGGAGCGTGAGCAGCAGGAAATGGCTCGCAGGGCTCAAGAGGAACAAAGCAGAAAACAGGCTGAGTTCCAAAAAAGGGTCGAATCTGCGAAACAGGACTTGCCAGACTATGAGGATACGATTGCCGCAGCCGGGGATATTCCCGTGTCTGCACCCGTAGGGGAGGCAATTGTCGAGAGTGAATACGGGCCTCAACTCCTGTATTACCTAGCCGACAATCCTGATTTTGCTCGCTCCTTGGCCGACAAGTCATTGACGGCGCAGCTTCGTGAGATTGGGAAGTTGGAGGCGAAGTTTGAAAAAGCTGAAGCTCCTAGCAAAAAGGAACCTGTTGCGAAGAAATCGAACGCACCTGCGCCGATTTCGCCTATCAAGGCAAGCAGTTCATCCGTGGACACCGGACTAGATTCAGACCGAGCGTTTCATGGAACCTACCAGCAATGGAAGGCTGCTCGCCTTGCGGGGAAGATTCGGTAAAAGGGCAACCCTAACCTTTTTGGAGAATTAAAAATGGCAAATAATTTGCTAACCATCTCCATGATCACCAACGAGGCGTTGATGGTCTTGGAAAACGAACTTACGTTCACGGCCCGCGTTGACCGTTCTTATGACGAGCAATTTGCGGTTACTGGCGCTAAGATTGGTAACACCGTAAACGTACGCCGTCCCGGTCGTTTCATCGGTACTACTGGCCCTGCGCTTAACGTAGAGGACTTCAACGAGACATCCGTCCCCGTTACCCTCTCAACCCAGTTCCACGTTGACACCCAGTTCACCACACAGGATCTGGCCCTGTCGTTGGATATGTTCTCTGACCGCGTTCTTAAGCCCGCAATCGCTGCTATCGCCAACAAAATGGACTTTGATGGCACGACAATGGCTACGGACAACACCGCTAACACGGTGGGTACGGCTGGTACAGTTCCCTCTGACATCGCTACGTTCTTGACCGCACAGGCTTATCTGGACGGTGAAGGCGCACCCCGTGATGGCAAGCGTTCTTGCGTTGTTGACCCCTTTACCGGTGCGTCAATCGTTGGTTCGCTCAAAGGTCTCTTTAACCCACAAGGCACTATCTCTGGTCAGTACGAGAAGGGCATGATGGGCAAAGACACCATTGGCATGAACTGGTACATGGATCAGAACATTGTGTCGCACACATACGGTTCTTATTCCACCGCAACCCTGTCAACCAACACAGCAACCTTTACCGGCTCGCTGACAACTGGTTGGGCTTCTACATCCACGATCACCATCGCGGCTGCTACCGCCAACGCTGGCTTAAAGAAAGGCGATACCATCCAGATTGCTGGCGTGTTTGCAGTCAACCCACAAAACCGTCAGCCATACGGCGGTAATGTTCTGCGTAACTTTGTTGTGACCGCTGACGTAACGATCACATCGGGTGGCTCTGCTTCCGTGACCGTTTCGCCCGCAATCATCACGGCTGGTCAGTTCCAAAACGTATCCGTTCTGACAACTTCAGCTTCTGCAACTGTCACCCCGTTCGATAAGACCGGTAAAGTCAGCCCGCAGAACTTGGTGTTCCACAAGAACGCATTTACGTTAGCGACTGCCGACCTTGAGTTACCGGACGGTGTTCACTTTGCCGGTCGTGCGAGCGACAAGCAGTTGGGCCTCTCAATCCGCGTTGTTCGTCAGTACACGATCAACAACGACTCGATCCCCACCCGCTTAGACGTTCTCTACGGTTGGGCTCCCCTCTACCCCGAACTCGCTTGCCGAGTTGCGGCTTAATTAGGAAAGGAACCTAAATCATGGCAAATCCCGGCCCAGCAAGTACCCAAACCTCCAACTACCTACTTAACGGTAGTGCAGCCGATGGTGTTCTCATCGGTATCGCTGGAGGTGAGGTTGGTTTTTACGGCGAGACCCCTGTGGTTCAAGCCGGTGCTATCACCCCGCTAGTGTCAACGACAGCTTCAACCGCTGACGTTTGCGCCCGCGTCAATAGCATCATTACTGCATTGCAAAACATTGGCATTACCGCCTAAGATGTTTTGAAGCTAC